AGTCTTCGCTGACCATGTATCAACAAACGCACTATATGGTTCTGGACACTACCCAAAGATACAGAAATATCCTGGCCTTCGTAGTAAGCGTCACTCCAACACTAAGTCTGGATGGGATGCACACCGTTGGGTAAAGGAAGAGGGCAGAGGCCTTAACATTAACCCTGACGACCCAGTAGGCAACGAGAACGGCTACCACTTCACATTAGATGACACTCGTGTCGTAGATGAGGCTTGGATACGTTTTAACGGCTACGAAGTCGGCTTACCACAGATAGAGCAGTTGTGGGTTCTTTGCACAGTATTGGACGAAGAGTGCATCATCCGTATGCAACTAAACCCATACGGCAGACAGTTCCCAGTAGCCTTCGGCGGTTTATATAATGACCAGCATAAGACATACAGCCAATCATTATATGACATACTATTGCCGATGCACGAGATTAGCACATGGCTACTACGCTCACGTATCGACAACGTACAGGCCGCTCTTAACAATTTAATATTCGTAGACCCTACAGCAGTTAGTGTCCCCGACTTAATAGACCGAAACCCTTGGGGTGTAGTTCGTACTTTGCCAGGCACTAAGCCAGGCGACGGCATATTCATAGCTGAAGTCCCCGACGTAACGAGAGGACACTGGAACGACATAGCCGCAATGTCCGACTTGAAGCAACGTGTCAGTGCCGCATCAGACGCTCAACAAGGTATGCCAACAGCAGACGGTGTAAGAACTGCGACAGAAATACAACGACTTACGCAACTTGGGTCACAACGTCTAGGCGTTCTGGCTCGTGTACTATCAGCACAATCTGTACGTCCGCTTGTCAGAATGATGACAGCAAACTTACAGGACGCTCTTTCCTACGAAGGTTCTCTACGCATGATGGAAGGTCAAGCACCAGGCGAACTTAGTGGCATGGTCAATGATGGCTACATGGACTTCGACGTTTCTATGCTTCAGGGGGACATTGATTACTTGGTAGTGGATGGGACGCTCCCCGTAGAGCCAACAAGAAACGCAGAGACTTGGATGAATATGCTTCAAGTTATAGGCCAGTCTGGTCTTCAGATGGAGTACAAGACAGGCAAAGTCGTAGAAGAAGCTATCCGTGCAATGGGTGTCTCCGACGTAGACCAATTTAGAATTAGTAAAGAAGAAGCGTCACAGGGCATGACCCCTTCACAGCAGATGGCTATGATGGAGAAAGCTCGTGGAGCAAACGTGATGCCAGAAGAACAGCTTCAGCGCGAAGTGGAAAAAGGGAACCTCAAACCAGCGGGAGCTAAATAATGACAACTCCATCACCAGAAGAATTAGAGACTGCCGCTAACTTCAGTGGTATCCAAAAAGATTACATCAGGGCTACAGTAAAGAGCCTAGTCACGGCTGAGATAAACAATCTTCGTACAGAGATACTAAGAGCTATAGGTGACGCTAACACACCAACTTCTTCGGACAATGTTCTTTCATCCTTGAAGAAGAGGGTAGAAGATGTGGAAGCTCGCTACAACGAGGACGACAAGTACACCCTAACTCCTGCTAAATTGGTTATGTTGCAGAAGAAAATGGGGATTGAATAATGGCGTTTACCCGTCCAACCAGTGAACAGATACAGTTTCGGTCAGCACTGACTGGAACTCATTCTTTGGACACTTACTTGGAAGCTACTGAAAAAGGTGGCTTCACCTTACCACAGCTTATGGGTAACTTGTTCACTTCCGCTGGTGAGCTAGACCCAACCGCTATTGAATTTAGAGTGGTACAGAACGGCGGCACCCCCGTATTCCAAGCCAGATTTGGTCACTTCACCAGCCTAACAGCGGGCTGGGTAAGCACTAATCAAAACTTCTTCCACCAACGTGGAGCATATGTCGCTGGCACCGACTACGAAAGATTGGACATGGTATATGTAGGCGATAAGGCTTACATCTGCAAAACTCCCCACAACGCCCCAGCCGTACTAGATGGTACGTTCTGGCAGTTATTTTTTGATGGGGACGACGTGTTCAATGAAATAAGTCAATTTAGACTGAATAGTGAACCCCGCTTGGACTTGCTGGAAGAGTCGGTTTTATTAAACATAGACGTTCTTTAGGAGGTAATTCAGGATGTCAACACAATCGCTTAGAGAGCTTGTTGAAGCAATTAAAGGTCAGGGTAAAACTCTGGCAGGGGCGCAAGGCGCAACAGCCGCTACCGCCCGTGACCTAGTTTATCTGTCCACATCAGTTGAAAGACTGTTCGGCGCAGACGCAATTTTAGAACTGATTGATAGTGCCGCAAGGCCTGTTGAACACTTAGAGCTATCACTTGCTTCAAGCAACGCTCAGACGCTCACAGTCGATCAGGTAACTAAACAAGTTATTCGTGTAACGAACACTAGCCCAACTTTCTCGGCTACCGATTACACAATTACAATTCCAGAGCGGGGCGTAGCCTTTGTTGTGGACAACGAATTAACTATCCCAATTAAAGTAAAGACATCAACACAGACTACTAACATTCCTAGCATCGCCGCTGGCGAGACAGGTTGGGTATTCTGTGACGGTAATGTCGTTGAGTTTGTTGTAGATGTTGCGGCTATTACCTCTGCGCTCACATCTGTAACACAAGACCCAGGTGACATGATCTACCGTTCTGGTGTCCCAGTAAACTCTTTCAAAGAGTACAACGTAGTAACTCAGAACTGGGGTTCAGGCTCACGGTTCTACTTTAGCGGTGAAAGCCGTGAATTTGGTTCTCCTTACAACAACGAGAAAACACCAAACATTACGCTGTACCCAAGTGTCACATACAAGTTTGACACATCAAACGACACCATGACTGGTCACACACTAAAGTTCTCCATCACACAAGATGGCACAAACAACAGTGGCGTAGAGCTTCTTGACCTTGACGCTGACACCAACATTGATGTGACATACGTCGGCACACCAGGAACCGCTGGTGCTTACACTCAAGTAGTTGTTCCTGCTACTGGCTCACCAGCTACTATGTACTATTACTGTAGCAACCATGCAGGCATGGGTGGTGACGGTGTAGTAACTATCGCAACGGCCTCTGGTGTAACAAAACTTCCTCTCGGAAACGCTAACAATGTTCTTTCTGTGGATGCTTTTGGTGAAAAGCCGAAATGGGTTCAGCCTAAAAGAATTAACGGAGTAAAGGGCGGCGTAGCTTGTTTGCCTTGGGATTACACAGGTGCATGGTCAGACGGTGAAATAAAGCTGGCTAACCACATTACGGACGCAACCGTATTCCCTCACGCCGCAAACAAAGGCACATACGACAGTTCTAAAAACCAAATGCAGGGCTACCGTGGTGGTGGCTTTTTGTACTGGGATAATGGTTCTGTAAGACAGTCTGTTTTCGGATCAAACACCGAAGGAAGAACTGCTTGCGCCGCAGACAGCAACCACACCTTCAGCAGTGGTGCTTTAGCTAAATCATCTGACGGCAAGTACGGCTATCAAGCCTCTGATGGTTTTCCTAACCAGTATGCCGCAAAGCAAGTTTGCACAGCGCATAGTATGTCTTCTTACGTAGACACAGGCGGTAACGTCTGGATGTGTGGTCATGGCGACCAAGGTCAGATGGGCGATGGCGCACTTGTGGACAGAACAAATTGGACAAGGGCTAATATTCCGACATCTGCTGGTCGCGCAAGATACGTTCACTCCACCTCATCTGGTTCAGCGGCATCTATTAGCTGGTGTGCTTTGATGGAAAACGGCGACGTTTACTCTTGGGGTGCTGGCGTACATAGTCAGACAGGGCAAGGTAGCACAGCAAACGTGTCAACCCCGACTAAGATTAACGCACTTTCTAACATTCGTTCTATTACTGCTGGTGGCGGTGACGACGGAACTTGGGCCGCAATCGACGAGAGCAACAACTTGTGGATGTGGGGACGTAACGGAGATGGGCAGTGTGGAAACGGTTCAACAACCGATATCTCTACTCCAGTCCAAATCAACGTGGCCTCTCAGCCTGTTGCCAAGGTAGTTATCCAAGGCTTCACTGACGAAGTACACACTCTGGTTATGACAGCTAATGGTCGTTGCTACGCGATGGGTTGTAATGCTGTTGGTCAGTTAGGAGATGGTTCTACTACTGCACGAAACACACCAACTCTAGTATCTAACCTCGGACTTAATGCTAACCAGTACGTTATTGATATCTGGGCAATGGCAGGACGTTACGGATGCTCATTCTTCCTTACAGACAACGGTGACATGTACGCATGTGGCAAAAACAACCGTGGCATGTTGGGAGTAGGTGATACTTCTGATAAAGCCTCACCAACACTGATGGTAGATAACATTAAGTGGTGTAGTGAGATTTGTACTTCAGGTACATCTGACAACACTTCCTATTATTACAACCAAATTCTGTTCCTCTCACACGACAACCTCGCAGACCGTATGGCTCGTGCAAAAGGTACAGTTAGAAGTGCTGGTTACAGTAACAACGCAATGGGTAAAAGTGCGCGCCCGACTAACGAAACCTCACCTCGACCTATCATTCACCAGATGCAGGGACAGATTAGGTTCATTGCTATGTGGGGCTATCACACAAGTAGCACCCAAGAAATGTGTGCTGGCTGTGTCGATGAAAACGGTAAGTTCTGGACATGGGGCTACTCATCAACGAACTCGCTAGGCGGTAATCCAGCTCAAAGCACGCCCGCACTCGTGAGGCATTAAGGGAGAATAAATAATGTCTGAAATGACTATAGACAATCTAAACCAACCAATGAAGTTGTATTCAGCCCAGAACATAACAATATCTGGTCAAGAATGGGACGCGGCAGATTACGCCTCTGTCTGTAACTTCAACGATACTTACTTCTTTGCCGTGTCTGACGCGGCGAAGGATGACTTTCTAGGTTGGATTGAAGACATGGAATTGGTAACGAACAACTATGTTTTGAATGAGTGTAAACAAAACTCACCGAAACTATTTGGCGTTGAAGACCTCGATGCTTATGCGGCAAAGCTAGGCATAGTAGTTGATGAAGACAAGTTTGAGGAAGACCGAGTAGCTTACGGAGCCTAAAGGTGAACCACAAACTCACGGATATCCAGCTAGAAGAACTTCTCGAAAGAGCGGCTCATCGTGGTGCGGTCAGTGCTTTGAAGTCTGTTGGGCTTCAGGACGACGACGCACCTAACGACGTGCGCGACTTACGTTCCTTGATTGACGGATGGAGAAGTGTGAAGAAGTCCATTCTCCACACAGTCGTCAAGGCATTGGTAATCTTCTTGCTGGGCATCTTATCAATGGGAGCTTGGACTAATTTCCATGACTAAAGCAGAAGAGAAAAGAATTTTAGAAGAGCTTATGGCTTCATCTGGCTGGGCATTACTCGAAAGCAAGATGAAGGATGAGATCGTCAACGCGGCATTTGCTATGGCTGAGAACGCTCGGCTAACAGTTGACGAGATGAACTTCCGAAGGGGGGCCATGTGGGCCGCTCGTCGGGTAATTGAACTGCCTACCAATATGAAAACACTGATTGATAATGACTTGCTGATGGATGCGGCAATAGCTGTAGAGGCAGAAGCAAACAAACAATAGAACGCTACGGCTTTCGTAAACAGTCCGCTACGGCTGACAGAGGAGAAGAAGATGGCTACCGAACAGGATAAGGCCTTTATCGACCAGATGGCTGGTCAACAACTGGGTGACGCAAACGCTACGGCTCCAGCACAACCACAGCAACCAATGCCACAACAGGCACAAGCACCGCAACAGCCCCCAGCAGAGAAGGAAACTCCTACTACTGATCAGGAAAAAGCGGCGGCAAAAGTATCACCGAAGACCGAAGGCGATGCTTCTCTGGAAGAGAGCATTAAGATGTTTGAGGTTGATTTCGGAGATGAGAAAAGAAATCTATCTGAGGCTCAAGTACGAGAGACCTTCAACAGATATCGTGACTTAAATCACAAACATGCCAATGAGATTAAGCCTATGGAGCCTGCCATTAACTTGGTTAGGGATATCATGGAACGGGCTAAAGCAAATGGTAAGGACATCAACGGCGATGATATGGCCCAGTTCTTACAAGCGGCAACTCAGGCGTACATCAAAAACCCTACAATGGGCGCACAAAAAGATAACACCCCTGATACTAAGGGTGAGCCAGTCGCAGGAAAACGAAACCTCGCAAGTGAGGTAGAGAACCAAATCACTCGTTGGGAAGAAGAGAACGCTATCTCTTTGCCACCTATGTACCGTGATGGTTTTGCTACCATACAAGCTATGCAACAGGAAAATGCACAGCTACGCGACATGATGAACCAGTTCTTAGCTACTAGCCAGAACATCAATCAGGATGCGGCACAAGCGGCAGTTAGTGCTGAGAGCCAAGCGAACAATGCTTATCGTCAGCAAGCGGCTAACAACTTAAATATGGCTCAACAAAAATCTGGTTTACCAGATACCGACGAAGAAGACTTTTTTAATTTTGCATTTGAGCGGGGCTTCACTATTGAAGACTTCATTGACCGTGACCTAACAGAAAAAGTTATGGGTGACTTCGCGGCAGTAAAGAATAGCCCTGAAATGGATCGCCTACGTAATATGGCTCAACGTCGTCAGGCTTATACGGGTGCTATGTCATCCACGCCAGGCGCATCTGGAGAGATGGCACAGCCAAATCCTGACCAAGACTTTATGAATAGCGTTGCTGAAAAGGCTATGCGTAAGCGCAACATGATATAATTCTTAAAAGAGGGACGACATTATGTCCCTCTTATAATTTAATAATAAAGTACAGTGACGCTACGGCTTCACAAAGCTGTGCAAAAATAAGGGTAAAAACAAACTATTAAGCTGTACGCTAAACTGTTTGTAGTGGCCCGCCAAATCTTAACGTAACCTTTAGTGTCATGGAGATATATTATGACCGCAATTACAGGACTACGTGGGACTGGTCAGTTCACTACCGACTTCCGTCCTACGAATTATCGGGAGCTATTCACGCTCCTAGAACCAAACGGCACTGCGCCACTTCAGGCTCTCCTTTCTATGGCTGGCTCTGAAAGCACAGATGACCCTAAATACAACCACTTCCGTGATGAAATGCCAGATCGGACACTGACTGTTGATGGTGCTATTGCATCTTCTTCAACAGGTACAGTTGTTGTAGACAACGACGACGACGAAGCGTTCGTAGTCTCAGGCGCGATCTTGCAGAACCAGGCAACTGGTGAAATCATGCACGCAACAGCGGATGCAAACTTAGGTACAAACACACTGACTGTTACTCGTAACATCGGTGGCACAGCACACAATATTGGTGATGGCGACGTACTTGTGATTGCTGGCTTTGCGGATCAGGAAGGTGGCTCTAGCCCAACAGCTATTAGCTTCGATCCAACTCTTGATCACAACTTTACGCAAATCTTCAAGACTGCCGTACAAGTAACAGGCACATTGCAGAACACATACTTGCGTACAGGTGACAAAGAGCAAGAGCAACTGACTAAGGCACTAAAGATGCACATGTCAGATATCGAAAGAGCAATGTTCTTTGGTCAGCGTCACGAAGCAAACGCTTCAACTGCATCACCAACAAGGTACACTGGCGGTCTACAGAACATGATCTCCAATGTAACTGACGGTGCTTCATACGGTGCGTCGGCAAACACTATCACTGAGAAAGAGTTTGATCGGCTATTGATTGAAGACATCTTTGCATACGGTTCATCTGAAAAGGTGGCTTTCTGTGGCGCAAGGGTGATTTCAAACCTTATGGAAATCGGCAAGAACCGCTGGCAACCAACTAGCATTGATAATGCTTATGGCGTTTCATTGACAAGGTACACAACATACGCTGGCGATTTGCTCGTGTATATGCACCCAATGTTCCGTCAGACTGGTATGACAGAAGAGATGTTTGTACTCGACATGGGCGAACTAAAGTATCGTTACATGCAGGGTCGTGACACTCAGCTTATCCGTGACATCCAGACACCAGACTTCGACGGTGTTAAGCACATGTACCAGACAGAGTGTGGTCTTGAGATGACACAAGCTAAAGTGCATCACCGCATCAAAGGCTGGAACAAAGTCACATAAGGACGACTATACCGTTCCAAAACACATACTATAAGGGCGTGGCAACACGCCCTTTTTGTTTATGGGAGTTATAAATGGCAATTATCAAAGAAAAGACTAAGGTGGCTGGAGTAGCGGCGGCTAAAAAAGCGGCGGCACAGAAGGCAGTCCCAGCCCCAAAAAATGAACAGCGTAAAGAAAATAAAATCTACATCTCCTCACAAGAGGAAGTAGTGAAGATGGAAGTAGTTCTTCGTGGTGAACGGTTCAAATCATATTGGGACAGTGACCGTGAGTATCTGTTTTTCTCCATATCTCCAAAGTACGTAGAGGCATTTGAAATGCACACGTTCTTTGTCAGTGGCAAATTTATTGATTTTGAGGAGTAAGCATGGCTATCGAGACCCCTCGCGTTTATGACAATATTACTGGTGAACGACCAGCTAACACCGACGTAAAGCATTACGACCCAGACACCAAGCGTTCAAACATGCCTGGTGCAAGGGACTTGCGTGAGGGAATTGATGCCAACAAAGTTGCTGACATCGAGGGCCAGTGGAAGACACACTGGGATAATGCGGAAGCTAGAAACAGGTTCTCTGTAAACAACCCTCATCTATCTGAGCCGTACTCAAACTTGGAAGCACTTGTATTCCAAGCGTTAAGACGTTACGGGGATATGCACCCAGGAACAGTTGACGGCGAAGTTATGATGATGTTCGTAGAGTTTGCGAACTTAGTCATTGAAGACTTACGTGGTCACGTCTACTGGGATAACCCAGAGATGGACTACTATACACATCCGTCTCAACAGCGTGAGATACCAGACAGTATCATTGTGGCTGGTCTCCTATATCATTACTCGGTTCAACAGCAGTCAAACAAAATTGAGGCTTACGGCCCAATGTACTTTAAGATGATGAACCGTATTCTGTTCCAGCGTAAGTATGGGTCAGGCAAAATTGAAATGTCTCCTTGGGATAAGTCTGTTAAGCCATCAGGCGTTCAAGGCCACGATGCTAGGAGAAAATAATGTCAACCACATACTCTCCTTCTGGTATCAAAACTAAGGTATATCCTTACGAAGACTTCCAAGGGATAGACGCATCTCGTGATAAAGGTGCTTTGGACACAGGACAGAAACAGCACCTTCTCGACATATCTAATGGGTATGCTGATTGGCGAGGGTCTATTGTGCGTGACGCTGGTGCAACACAGCGAACTCCTGGCGACGCTATTGTAAAACACGTAACCTTCTTTGGTAGAGACCTAGCTTGCTGGGCGCAGAAGGATGGTGGTGGAACTTCACTAAAGTCTGAACGTGCTATTGCTAACCCACAAAATCTCATCGAGGTTGTTTGGGATACTGCTACTAGCTCCATAGCTCAAGACACCAGTGGTACTTACAGACCTACATCTTCACTCGAATATTTCGATGTGGCCTTTGAGGTCGTAGCAAACTACCCTCTATTGAACACACTAACCTACGGCCCCGATGCAACAGGAACGCCTGTCTATTTACTTAGGGTGGCTGTATCTGATGGTGGCAACCTAGCCGCTACTACAGATAGTTCCAACACAATCAAAGTGTCTGTTGATTTAGTGTTCAACAAGATTACTGTAAAGAGCCAAGGGAGTAAGGCTGACGACGAAGCCGCCTTTAATGCTTGGTTACAGTTGCAGACAGAAACAGTCTATCTGTACGCAAATAGAACTGACGTTAAGCCACAGGCAAATGGGCATGAAGCATTTGAGGTTTACCCTCAAACAGCAGTTGTCACATCGACTATCTTTAACAACAAGGTTATCTTTGCATCCCGTGACTTCCCCATGTACTCATACGATGGGTTTAAGTTCGAGCAGATAGAAAGTGGTTCTGACCCACGGCCTGCCTACGCCGTCGCAGTTCAGCGTCGTCTTGCTACAGCAGGACAGCCAGGCCGACGAACAATTATTGATTTTAGTAGAGTTGACCGCGAAGAAGTCTTTACACTTGATGAAGACCCAGCGGCGGCACAAGTCACGCAAGCATCCGACATTGACGTTGCTAACGTCATTGGTACAGCGGATGAGATACGCGGACTGGGGGTTTTTGAGAACTCGCGTCTAGCTGTGTTTACATTTGACCAGACGTTAGTTTATCAGCTACACCCAGACTACACCCTTTGGCAGATTGACGATAAGGCCAACATTAAAATTGGTACTATATCACACAACACAATCTGTCAGGCTGGTGCTGACCTTCTGTTTTGTTCTCGTGATGGTGTTCACTCCCTTCGCCGATCGGAAACAAACGGTGTCACAATCTTTACCATCCCTATGTCAAACAAGATTGATCTGCTTTACAGAGAGTATGTTAAGAGTGTTGATGATTCCGAAACAATCACAGCATACTTTGACCAAGATGAAGGTCAGTACCATGTATTCTTCCCAGTGTCCGATTTCTTATCTAAGCGTTTAACATTGACGCTAAACCCTATGGCGGGTGGTGAGAGTAAATGGTCTAGTGGAGATTTTCTAAACACACGTTGCGGTAAACAGTTGGGTGGTGTAACGCTACTCGGCACGCCTGGTGGTGTTTGGGAACAGAACAAGGTAGAGGATATAGTCCAGTACAGTCCAGAAATGGTCGTGACTACTCCGATCTTGTGGCAAGGCGCAATCAACGACATGAAGGAGAGTTACAGCTTTATTCTGCAAGCCACAGGTAAAGGTGAACTTCAGGTCGAAGCCTTTGATGAGCGTGGAAGATACATGTCTTCCATGCAGTTCCTTATCGAAGATGACGGAGCGGACGACAAATTCCCCGATGTACCGTTAAGTAGACAGTACGAACGAAAGTTCGAGCATCGCTACAGAGGGGTGCAGTTCCGCTTTACGACGAAGGGTAAGGGACTTCTAAAAATAATTGGCTTTGCGGTCACAGTGAGGACAGGATAAATGGCACGATTAAGACAACAGCACCCGCAAAACTACGTAAATAGCGGGAACATCCACACGGATTTTGAAAACCTAATCCGTTACGTAAACTCAGCGGAGCTTGGGAACAAGACTGTAGGTGAGCTATTCGGCATACTCTTCAATGAAGAAGGTGTGTTCCGAGGCCCAGTCCAAATGCGTCTTGATGCTCAAAGCGGTATCCAATACAGAATTGGTCAGTACAATAGTGAGGAAGAGGGATGGGCAACCATCGCAACTCTGGCATCACTACGTGGGCCTGCTGGTGCATCCGTTGGTAACGTGGAAGGCCCGTTCTTCTTTAACAGGCAAGACATTGAAATCGGTGGGCCAGTAGCAAGTGTCACGGTGTCCGCACCTGGTTCGGCTTATACAGCGGCACCGACGGTAACATTTAGTTCGCCCGACGATCCTAACGGTGTAGTAGCGGCTGGAACAGCCACGCTCGGTGGGACTAACGGCGACGAAGTTGTCTCTGTTTCTGTGACCACTGCTGGAACTGGCTACTCATCTCCACCTACGGTTACTATCTCAGGTGGAAACGGTGCTGGTGCCACAGCAACATCGACGCTTGGTTCACCAGTCTCAGTTGTGAACTATTCTTTTGATCCATCTACAACAGACATTGTTGTTTACAGAAACGGTATTCTGCTTCACGGACTTACATCTGCTGGTACGGCGGCTCAGTATACTTACAGCACAACAAACAACACTGTCTCAGTAACAAACGTATCTCCAGCTTTGGCTAACGGAGACAAGATAAGCGTTTACTCTGTTCGTTCTCAGGCTGTTACAAACTTCCGTAGAGTTGATAACGAGATTAGCGGAGCCACCACACTTATTTCATTCGTTCACACTACAGACGAGAAGATACTTGTCTGGAGAAACGGTGTTCTACAAGAAGAAGGTGGTAATGCTGACTACTTAGCATCTGCTACTGCGAACACAATCACATTCCTTGATCCTAACAACCCATTGGGCGTAGGTGACAAGGTTACAGTTCTTACTGTTGAGAACCAGTCATTGAAAACTGTTGCTGGACTTATGTTCGAGGACGAGTACACAGATGCAAATGGCTTTATTAACTGGGCTAAGATATCTGTAGCTGATAACCAGATACCTCAGAGTAAGGTTTCAAGCCTTGCTACGTCGTTGGCTGGTAAAGCTAACAACACTAACTCTCTTACTGCTCCATTAAGTCCTGCAACTGGAGACCTATGGTTAGACATATCACAGGTTCCAGCAGTTCTGAAATTCTATGATGGTACTCAGTGGTTAGAGACATCACCTGAGAGTTCATTGCCAACATTCGTTCAGTCTAACGCAAGTCAGTACGTCCGTGTGAACGGCACAGGTACATCGCTTGAATATGGAGACATCGACTTCTCGGCTCTCGTACCTAAGACATACATGGGTGCGGCGAACGGTGTGGCTACACTTGATACATCTGGTAAGCTACCACCTAACCAGTTGCCTGAGATTTTCTCTACTATCAGTCTTCCATTCTTCTCAGTATGGGAGAACAGTTCTGCGTCGGTTACTAACAAAACATACTTTGTTACACGTATGTGGAAGCAGACTATCCGTATTGACGGGCTAAGTTTCAAGTTGGCTGGCGGTTCTTGCACCATTCAGCTTGCAGTAGACGGCTCGACTATTGGTAGTACCTACTCAGTTTCATCTACAGCGCAGTCTCTTTCATTGACTACTATCATTGAAATCGACGCTACCACTTCTGGACGTAGACTTGAGCTAGTTGTTACCAATGCTTCATCTGCAACATCATTAGAGGTTGGGATCGCGGCGGCAACTGTCAACGTATAGGGGAGTTAAATGTCTGACAGAAAATTTACAACTCAGAGCGGGCAACCTCGGTTAGAAGATAGCTACGGCGTTCGAGAGTTTCTCGATGATTATGGCCCGATGTCTATCTTGACACGGCTCACGCAAGGCCACGACGAAGAGATACCATCAATGCCATCTGGCCTTGGTGGTCTTGGCTTTGACGCTCTTGGCAGTGACAGAGACGGCAATAGTAGTGGCAGAATAAAAGACCTAAAAGAAGCAGAGCAAAAAGAATTTGAAGAGATACGTAAACGTCGTGTCCGTGAGAAGCTACAGGATGATACTGGGCTTGGTGCTATGATGGATGCTGAGGCTCTCAAGGGTCACTACGGAGCTATGAGGGCTGGTGACGACACACTTAGTTATACTCAGACTGGTGAGCGTGTCATACCAAAGCCAGTTCTTGATAAGTTCCCAGACCTTGCTATGGCTGTTCAACAAGCCACAGCATCAGTTGGCCTAGACCCTGACAGATTTGAAGTCGGCAACGACGGTGGTGTCTACAACCCAGACACAGGGGTACAAGAGTTCAACCATGCTTGGTGGCATTTAGACTTTGACAAGATCATAGACAACGTAGGCGAGTACGGTAGCAAGCTCTATGACAGTGCCAAAGATAGCGTGACAAAATCATTCAATGAATTTGCTGAAGACCCACTCGGTAATGACCTTGTTCAATCAAGTCTAGCTGGTATTGGTTCTGGTGTAGCGGCAAAGCTCGCTGGTGCTAATAACGAGCAAGCAATCCAAACAGCATTAGGCGGGGCGGCTGGGTATGGTCTCGGCCCTAAAGACGCTACAATGTCTCAGAAGTTGTTAGGTGCTGGTATGGGTGGTTATGGTGCGTATAATGCTTATACCCCGCCACCACCACCACTTCCTTCAACAACGCCTTCAAATCCTTTGCCTTCAGATTACGCGCAAATACTTGCCTCACAGCCAGTTTCGTACGGAGACAAGAACGAGCAAGCTAACTTATCAATGACACTCCCACAGTTGGCCCCTCCCGCCGCTGTGGGGGCTGTCTCCAAGCCTGATGGTGTCAACTACTTAGAAGAAGTGGACACTAGGGATGGTGGCAAATCTTACGTTGACGTGGGGGATAAAGTGTACGGCGGTAGCTTCGGCTCCAACATATCTTCTGGTAGTCGTCGTGCTGATTTAGACAAAGGATTTGGGCAAAAGGTTCTTTACATTGATTAGACATATGAGGGAAGAAGATGTGGCACATTGTGTTGATTTGGGCGAGCAGTTCCACTCGTCATCATACTTCGCGTTCGCGCCATACAACAAAGATAAAGTATACAACTGGGCCATGCGCGGACTGGAGAGATCAGACAGGCTTATGCTCGTTGCGGAAGACCAACCCTCTCAAGAGATATTTGGTTATTTTGTGGCGAACATTTCTACATTTTACTTCAGTGATGCACTTGTCTCAGAAGAAGAGCAAATGTTCTTGCACCCAGAAAAACGAGGCGGGCCTACTGCTGTGAAGTTTATGAAGATATGGGAGAAGTGGGCAAAAGAAAACAATGCTTCGATGCTTTACTTTACCGCAGGGGCGATAGACAGAGGCAACAAGTTTGACGGGTTTATGAAGAAGCTAGGGTATCATCCAACTGGCCCTGCTTATAGAAAGTGTGTAGGAGAGTAGTATGTGTGGCCCAAGCAACGACAGCAACGATGACGGTGTAGACGATACTACTGGTAAGAACGTATTCGGCGGCACGAACACAAAGATGACCGACGAAGAAAGTGCGGCGTTTGATCAAGAGATAAACGACTTCTTTTCTGATGAAGAGAGAAACTACGATGCCGAAGAACAAGGCTTGTTCAGCGATGACGCTCAAGCTAGTAACAGCGGCAACAACTCCAACAGTAGTTGGCAGAGCGGTGACGACGTGCCTTCTGTTCCTGTGCAAGACAGGAATGGTAATAAGTTCGTTGACGGCAAAAAAGTCAGTGACGCAGTATACGATCAGGCTGTAAAGGCTCGTTCAGATTTTGTAGACCTAGCATCAGACCCAAAAAAGTCAAAGGCTGGAGAGGACGCTTTCATAGCAGAGACTATGAGGAGCAAAGGCTTCAACCCTGCTGATAATTCAGACGACGCTAACAAAGCCCGTGACGAAAGTGTGATGGAGTTAGCCAACTACGATCAAACTGTAGCGGCAAACGAAGCCGCCGCTAAAGACTTAACGTCGAAAGGGCAAGTTAAATCAAACGAACAACTGACGCTAGAGATGTTAGCAAGTGGTGGTGTTCCAAACGTCGGCAAGGATCAGCAGATTGCCGCCGCTAAACAACTCGGCGCACAGTTAAGTAAAGGTCTTTACTCTACCTCTGGGTTTATTACAGATAACATTAAAGACTTCCAGATGTACGGTGGCGATAGTACACAAAGAGAAGTGATGGAAGCAATCGCAAGTGGGTACAACAACCAAACTGGAACATCAGGTATTGATGGTTTAGGTTCAACAATCAAAGGTCTGACTAGCGGGTTGGGTGGCAACAGAATGGAAGTTGACCGCAACGGTAATGTAACATTACAAACACAAGGACAGCACATAGGTGAAGGTGCGGCGAACATACTTGGCAGTTTTGCCAGTGCCTACGTGGGCGGTGTCCCTGGTATGCTCGCGGGTGGTTTGAATGTAAGTGCCAGCACTCCTTTTACGCAAGATGGTTATAATAAGTTCAAGACAGGTCAGACTGACGCGGATATAAACCTCAACTATAATGTTGGTGATACACTCGCAAACGCAGTAGGAGGCAACCTTTCCACAACAGCAGGCAAGTTTGCTTACAACGCCACTAAAAATACGGCACTCGCTCAACTCGCGGCGGCGGGTACTAATCAATTAGCATCAACGGCGGCAAATAATCTTTTGGGTGACGATGCCAATATGAACTTAGGCAACATAGGAAACACTTCTGGTGGCCCTGCGGGCATGGGTGTAACACCTAAAGGTAATATGACATCAAACGTGCAGTCAGACATAAAACTGGAAGGGTCAACTGCTGGCGGTGGGGGCATGGATATAGATGTAACAGACCCAGCCAACTTCAACGTCAAGGACGGCACTGCCACTAAAAAAGGAACGATGAGCGTCGGTGACAATAACAAAGGCAACAACCAGAGTAACGACGATAACGGTGGCGGCGCGGCACTAGCTAAGATGAAGTCTACTATAGGCGATGGCGGCGACGTAAACACTCTTCTCGATGGTAACTTGGGACTTACTAACCCATTGGGTGACGGTAATAAAAAGCTACCCGCTGGCGTAACGATGCTAAGTGGTATGGATAGTGGTTTTGGTAACTACTTAACCAAGGGGAAGAATAGAGACTTCGGTTCTGCTACATTTAGAACAGCCAGTAGAAACGAAGTGAATAGAAACAAACGTCGCTCAGGTATTGGCAACGGAATATTATTCGGATAGGAGACATAAAATGTGTGGATCACCATCAAATGACAATGGCCCAGCACAAGGGCCACCACAAGGCTACGTAAAAGGTTCCAACAAGACTATTTCTTTTGGCGCACCCAAAGACCCTAACGATAGGGATGGTGGTGACGACAACAACCAAGGTGTTAGCGGCGGCAGTAGTCCTCTTTCTAAAGGGAAGAAAAAGGGTGGGTATAACCCATCTGGAAACAACGTAGTTGACCAAGCGACTAACCCAGACAATGTTCCTAAGATGAAGATGATTACAGACTTTTTATCCGAAGGTCAGTCTACTGAGTTCCGTATGGGCGACAGAGGCACGCAAGACTTAGGTGACGATGACTTCTTGAAGTCAGGCAGTGTGGGTAACGCTTTAGCAAACGCATTAGGTGGAGACAAAGGTTTTAATACTGGGACATCTCCCTTTACTTCAAAAAACCGTGGTGCCTTCCTTAAAGGTCAAGGTCAGGGATACAGCGGTGAAGTGCCAGGTGAAGACGCTACTGTTGAACAGCAGATGGGTTCTGCCACGCCAGGTGGAGAAGTCGGTGTGGGTTCTCAGTCATTCGGAGCCAGAGCATTAGGTGGTTCAAATCAAGTTGTTGAGAATATGGCACCACCAGGAGCAGAGCAGACAGATACTCCTGTTGCTCAAGCACAGTCTGATATTCAGCCTGATCCTAACCAGCCTATGATTGCACCAGGCTCTTCAGTAGTCCCCGACGTAAACTACGTACTGCCTACAGCAAATCAGCAACAGCTTGTTGCTTTTTCTCCTAACGACCCTCGCGCTGTATATACTGCTCGTGGGCCACTGTCTCGTAATCTGATCAGTGAGAGAACGGGCTTTGGTAGTAGATTTATCTAGGGGTGTCTAAATGGCTATCGGTGAATTTCTAGGCAAAATGTATAACGGATATATGGGAACCGACGAGGATGGTAATCCCACTCGTAAAGGTATGCTCGCGCAAGCGGCTGGTTCTACATTCGACTACATGAACGCTTACAAGCAGTCAAACGAAGACGAAGCATTAGCGGCTCAAGCACTAGCTCAACAACAACAAATTGCACAAGAGCAGTTGGGTTTGGCTAGGCAACGTGCCGCAGAAGAAGCTGGCATACGTCAAGGTATTGTGAACCGTTCACAGATGCTTGAACAGGCTATCAATCAAGCTCGTGATGCTATGGGTGATTTCAAAGGCGCAAGCCAAGGTGACATCAACGCCAACTATGCTCAGATAAGAGAGCAAATGATGGGCGACTTAAACAACACGATAGACAGGGTAAGCTCTCAGGGATACGCAGATGCCATTGCAAAAGGCATGGATAGATCAGACCGTTTCAAAGACAGCCAACGTGAACTATCAACATCATACGCAGACCAGATGCGTAAAATAGATCAGGAGGCTTACAATGCGGCTATCAATCGTACACAAGCAAATCAAGACACTCTATTCGCTGGCAGAGAAATGGCTACTAAAGATGTGGGACTTGGCTATCAGTCCGCTATTGATAATCTCAAAGGTGTCATGCCAGACAGTGCTAACGCGGGCTATGAATACGCTCGTGGTGCGAGTGAAGATATGGCAACTGCAAGGGGCAATATGGCAACGGACAGCGCAAAGGCTCGTGGCACAATGGGCGCGAACCTTAGTACAAAGTATGGCAACAACTTGGGCTTCATGCTTGGTAAAGATGACAACTTTACGAACGCTTCTTCTAAAGAACTGGCTGAACTAAAGCAACAAAACGCTGACCTAACCAAACGCTTAAAGAACGCTGGGATTTAACAATGGCTCGTTTCTCATCCGCTTACTTCGATGCTTATAATAAGCAAGAAGATCGCATTGATAAAAAGCGCAAGGACAACAGAACCGCCTTTATGAACTACCGAAAGGCCAAGGCTGAGTTAGGTGAGGACGTAACGGCTGAAGACTTGCAGTCTTATAGACAGAGCCTAGCAGGCAATGATGCTTTCTTTCTGCGCGACATGGGGCCAGGTCAGATGCTTGGCGACTTAGCCAAGCGTACCAACGAGCGTGCATTAGAAACTCGTAGGGCAGAGCAAGCCAACGAAGTAACCCGTAAGGATAAAGAGCTACAGATATTTGATACCTTCGTCGGTCAAAATTTAGACGGCGACCCTAGCAACCCTGCTGGTGCAAAACTTAATTTTATGAAGAACTTCGTAGGCCAAGAAGAACTTGGTGAGAGACTGTGGACACAGAACTCAAGTCGTTATGGTGAAACCATTCTGTCTTCTAGGGCTGAAGCGGCAGACAGCTACGTAGACCTACGTCTTAAAGACATAAGAACTGTAGCTGACGCGGAAAAAATAATGAACGCTGATAACCTTCCAGAATGGAAGAAGAACAGCATAAAAGAAATAATAAACAACAGGCAGTCTAGCGATTTAACTACTGCTACTGCTTCTGCTGAGACCCTTGTTAATAACTACAAGGGTACTGACATGCTTCACTTAAAAGATGAGAACTTAGAAAATGAAGCAACATCCATAATAACGCAGGCAAAAGTTAATTTAGACAGAACATCACAAGAGTATAAAGAACTTCACGCTAGTATTGTAGCAAGACTTAAAATGAGACAGAGTAACGCTGTAACAGCAGACACCCTTGCAAGGGAAGAGCAGTTCGGTAAAGACGCTCTTGCCGCTGGTAGTGAATTTGTTGTGGCGTTTGATGCGCTTGGGTACGATGACCAAAAGGTATTGGACGCTTATAATCTTATGCGTAGGAACAATGGTCTTAGTGAAGCAACGAGCATAGAAGACCCGACGTTCAAGAAGTTTATCAGCGCGGCGGCAAGCCGTGAGGGTATTCAATATGAAGCGGACTATCAAAACGCACTCAAAGCCGCCGATACTAAAGGTCAGACTGCATTGGTAGCGGCTCAAGCTAAAATGAATAGTATGGCAAAGACTGGCTTCTTTGAAAAAGACAAGCTGGGCTTTGGTGTGTTCTCTTCATTGGTAGCCACCCACGTTCCAGCCTTTGATCCAACTCAAATTATGAAAAGACTGGAAGAAGAGTACGGTAAAGACGTAATCAATGGTGCTTTCACCCCAAAAGCCGCACAAGAGATGACGAACTTTCTTGTATCACAAGGACTTTTAGTAAGTAACGCAGAGTATGTTGAGGCAATTAAAGAAGTGAACATGTCTTCCATGAAGATTAAACCTGGCTCTGACATAGAAATAGTGGTTCAGGAAGAGGTTCTTGACTTCAAGGCTAAAATAGAAAGTGCCATCAAGTCTTCAAACTTCAAGTTACAGATTGGTGCCAGTGAAGAAGAGATATCAGAACAGTTGCAGAAAATTAAAGATGCGGCTATGGAACAAATGCGAGAAGATGTGCGCCTTATGGTGAACGCAAGAGGTGCTTTTGCTGAAGGCCCGAATGGCAACATCGACGCAATGATGAAGAAGTATGAAGCAGAGATTAACAAGCAACTTAACGAATTAGAGATATCTTCTTTCAAGCCTCAAATTGTTCCTGACGGCGCACTAAAGATAATGGGCAATGGCAATTACCAAGCATTAGCTGGCTCTGGAACTTTGAAGGATAACACTGGCAACGCTCTAGTTCCTGGTAATTTATATTCCGTAGTTGATGGCGACATAATACCAGCAGACAGTAACAGTGCTGTCTTGCCAGCACCTACTGTAAATCTGGGTCTAGCAGGGCAACGCGCAAGCCAAGACTTACTAGATATGGGAGCAGACATTGCTAACCTAACGATAGCCAACGGCAGAAACCAAGCAGTAGCGGGCATCAGACCTAACCCCGCATACGGTATAGTGCAAGGTGGTTCATTCGATAGCGTAAGAGAATGGCAAGCAAGTATTATTAAACAAATGGCAGAGGCTTACAGAAAACAAGGTGTTCAGTTACGTGGTAGACCAATGACCGAC